ATGCCTAACTATAAAGAAATAAACTGGGACGTCATTCGTGCAGATTATGTAATGGATGCATCATATCCATCCTATGACGAGTTATGCAGGAAGTACGGAATTTCTAAGCCACTGCTGATAGAAAAGGCAAATGACCGCAATGATGTAATTAACCAAGGATTTACCTGGATTGAACAGCGTGAAAAGTTTACAAAAAAGAAGCAGTCAGTTGCAGAGGATGTTGCGATTACGCAAGCAAAAAAGCATATCAATAACTATATCAAGATTTTGAACAATATTGGTTTTAAGTCATTTACAATTCTGACACGAGAGCTTGATTGGATTGAGAAACAGCAAAAAAAGGCAGAAGAAGCTGGCGGTCATTTCTCAATCAAAGGTTATTTGAAGGTTGGCGATATTGTCAAGGTTGCAGAGGCTCTTTATAAACTATCTGGAACAGAGGGAGCAAAAGAGTTGACCGTTAAGTTAGAGTTAGCTGGAAAACAGGCAGAAAAAGGTGGTTATAGGTTGCAGGATTTGACTGACGAGGAGCTTGCCGAAACTGACCTTAGAATCAAGGGTGGTAAAACATACGAGATAGAGGAATCAAAAGAACCAAGTAGCAAACAAGAAGAGGAAGAAAATGGCTGACCTTACCTTTACTCAGGGCGAACTTGAGCGCGAGAAGATAAGGCGCGCAAAACAAAAGTGTGACGAATATCAGACCGAGTTTTCACCATATAAAGAATTCGGGTTTTGGAACTTTTTGCAGTATTATGCGCCTGAATTTTATACAGATGAGAAGATTCCGCTTCGTGACCTGTCTGAGATTTTGAGAAAGGTAACCATTGGAGAACTAAAAAAGGTTCTTATTTCCTTCTTTCCTCGTGCCGGAAAAAGCAGAACTACCAGCATGTGGATTGCGTGGTGGCTTGGATATGACCCTGCTGGCTCATTCATGAGGAACTGCTATAATGATACGCTCGCAATGGACATGTCAAAGGCTGTATTGGATATTCTTAAAAGTCAGTCATATAAAGATGTGTTTCCGGAAGTTAAGTTAGACCCTCATGCCTCGGCAAAAATGTCCTGGCAACTTGACGATACAGGAATAGCAACATATTTTGGTGCCGGAATGAACGGAACAATCACCGGAAAGGGATGTAACCGTGCCGCAATCTTTGACGACCCTATCAAGAATCCAGAAGAGGCTATGTCAGAGGCTTATCTTGAGAAGATTGATACATTTATTGAGTATGCACTTACCACACGTGTTGAGATAGGTTCAGATTGTGCGGAAATAATCATTCAAACAAGGTGGTGTGACCTTGACCCAATTGGAAGGCGTGAAAATGACGAAGAATGGCATAAGTTTATCTTTCCTGTTTTGAACGAAGATGGAACAAGTATTTGTGAAGCAATGTTTCCGGCAGAGAAGGCAATTAAGATTCGTGACCGCTGGATTGCAAACGGAAAAAAGTGGATGTATGATGCACTTTATCAGGGAATTCCGTCCGATGCAGAGTTTTCAAAGCTAAACATCAAATCAATGAAGCGTTTTTCAATGAATGACATTCGCGGAAAAGAACCTGACGAGGTTATAGGTTGGTGTGACTACGCAAATAAGGGAACTGATAATCTATCTGCACCGTTCTGTTATCGTTATGGCAATAGAAAGTACATTGTTGGGGTTGTTTTCTCAGACAAGGACAGCAAAGAGTTAGAGGAGCCACTTCTTGAGAAGATTATTCGATTTAAGCCAGATGAACTTACGTTTGAAAGCAATCAGGGTGGACGTGAGTTTGCTGACAAGTTTACAGAAAAGTATAAGTACGCACTTGAGGCGCTTGGTCTTGAGCCAATAGTCAAATATGCCACAGTAAACAAGGAAATCAGAATAATGCTCAAGATTGGTGAGATAAAAAACGACTGTTATTTTCTTGAGGATAATGAACAGGACAATGACTATAAGAGATTTTTCATAAATCTTACTGCATACGGCAAATACAAATATGGAAAGGACGACGCCATAGACTCGATTGCCGGTCTTTTGTCTGCTACATCCGACCTTTATGACGTTGAAGTTGATTATTTTGGAGAAGAGAAAGATAAAATACTTGACATAAAACAATCTGAAACAGTTGATGAAACTGAGACGGACGAAGATGATTCAGAGTTTATGTGTTTTTAGTGTACAAAAGGGAGATTAGATTGGACGAACAAGTAAAGGTCATTGGTTCAAAAGAGATTGGCAAGAACTCAATAGAGGAAGAAATGTCCAACGTTGGCGAGATTTTTTCCACATCAATATCGAAGTCTGTTTCGCTACCTAAGTCGTCTGTCAGGGTGGCAAGCAGGACATCCTTGAACAAGTATGGTTGCGTTGTTCCTCCATATAATCCTGCAACAATACTTCAATATAAGTCACTGGATTCTACATATCAGTCTTGTATTGACGTAAAGGTTTTGACAACTGTCGGTCTTGGCTATACGTTTGGGGCAAAAGATAACGCAAAGCTAAAGGCAATCAAAGAGTTCTTTAGGCTTCCAAATCGTAATTCAAATGAATCATTTTTGAAAATACTCAAGGCTGTTTATACTGACTATGAGTTATTCAAGAATGGTTATTTTGAGTACATCAAAAGTGGAAGCACTAAATCAATTTACTACCTTCCCGCAAAAGACGTTTATATCCTGCCAAAGAAAAGTGGCGGTCTTAACACAAGAGAGATAGATAAATATGTTTACATGCCGTCAGACCAAGTTGCACCGGTTTACTATGAGCCATATCCATACGATGGAAAAACCAGGGACGGCGTTAAGTATGTCCTGCACCTTAAAGAAATATCGCAGGAAGATTTATATTTTGGCAAACCTGACACGGCACATTTGTTTGACCTTATCAAGCAATCGTATCTATCTGACCAGTATAACATCAATTTCTTTTCTAACGGTGGTCAGCCAGCGTGGGCTGTTCTTGTTACGGGTTCAAAACTGTCAAAGAAGTCTTATGAGAAAATCAAAGAGTTTATAGAGAACAACCTAAAGGGCGTTGGCAACGCTCACAAGATGTTGTTCCTGAGCGTTCCAAATGAGAAGGCTAAGATAACGCTTGTTCCGCTTTCAAAGTCCATAGACGAGCAGTTTATTAGCCTCAATGACAAGGTTCAGTTTAAGATTGCACTTAAATGCAGGGTTCATCCTAAGTTGCTCGGTCTTTCAACTGGTGGCAACTTTGGTGGAGGTTCTGCCGGAATGGGTGACCTAAAGCTTTATCTTGAGACAGTGTGTTTTCCTGGTCAAATTGACGTTGAAGAGTTTATCAATAGATTCTGCGAATTTGAGTTTAAGTATAATCCTGAGTTCGTTCTTAAGGCAATGAACATATCCAACGAGAAGGACGATGCAGTTATTGCAAACCTGTTCTTTAACATGCGTGACGAATTTGGCAACCGTGTTCTTGGCGTTAATGAGGTTCGTTCAAAGAATCTAAATCTTGACCCAATTAAGTTAAACGATACTCCAGTTGATGTCGTAGATGATACATCTATTAAGCCAACCAAAGATGGCGAGATGAAAACAAGCGATAAAAGTTCACTCAATATTGGCGACGGAGAAGATGCATCAAATCTTGACCCTGACAAAAATAACGATGCAGAAGAACGAGCATAGGGGGATTGAATTTTGAAAGTAGCAAAAACAAAAGAACTGCAAGACGTAACTATTACACACGTTTCTTATGTAAAGCGTGGAGCAAACAAGAAACAGTTTTTTGTCGCAAAGAATGAGGACGGAGCAGTGGAAGTTGAATTCAATGGACGCTTCTTTGCCAAGTCTGACGATGAAGAACAGAAGCTTTTGTATGGAATTGTCTATGAGCCTGACCAAGAAGATGCTCATGGCGACTTTATGACCGAACAACAAATAGAAAAGACTGCTCACGAATTTCTTGAGTATTACCGCAACATTGACACCGAACACAATTTAGTGGCAGGTGCAGGAACGGTTGTCGAAAGCTACGTTGCCCCAATTGAACTGAATATCGAGGGAACAATTATCAAAAAAGGTAGTTGGATTCTCGCGACAAAAGCCAGTGACGAAACGTGGGAAGCGTGGAAAAATGGAGACATAACCGGATATTCCATGTTTGGTATTGCCAGAAATGCCGTAACGAGCAAAGGAGAAAGCACGTTGAAAAAGATGTTTGCAAAAACGCTTGAGAAACTTGGACTCTCCAAGAGCTTTGATGAAACTGTTCAGTCTCGAATTGAGGAAATGACGCAAAGTCCATGGTTTGTTATGGATATGCTTAGAGAGGACTTTTACAAGGAAATGGACTGGAACGCAATTCCTGCCGAAAACCTTAAGGTTCTTTCTAAGTCATTGAGAGAAGCCGCGGACTACGTTGATTCCAAGATTGCTGAGATTTCAACGGTTGCAAAGTCTGGAGAAGTTAAACCTGAGACAAAGACGGATGAAGGTTCTGATAATGTAGGTGTCGTCATTGAAAAAACCATAGATGCCGGTGATAACAATGCAGAACAGAAACCTGAATCAACACCTGAGCCTGAAATTCCGGAAGTAAAACCTGAACCTGATACTGTCACAAAAACAGAAGAACCTGTCGTTGAAAATCCGGAACCAGTCAAGAAGTCAACAGAGGAAACTATTGCTGAGATAATCATCAAGTCAAATGAACCTCTGATGAAAAAACTTGACGAGATGGGTGGTGTCGTGGAAAAACTTCAAACTGAAAATCAGGCTCTTGTTAAGAGACTTGAAATTATTGAAACCGGTTCTGGCGTTCGTACTGAGGGCAACCCTGTGACGAAATCTGAATCACCTGTTAATGACCCTGTTGTCATAATGCTTTAACCTTAAAGGAGAACCTAAGAAATGGAAAACGTTAGTATTAACACCCAAGACTTTATGAAGATGCTTTCAATCATGCAGGAAAGCGTCAGTAAAAGCGCCGTACCAGCAACATCCGGTGATGTGAAGGTAAGTCGGCTCGCTACATATCTGCTCAGCAAGGCTGGATATGATGACCTTAAAATGCCGGATGGAACGCCGATTGCCAAGAGCGAAGTTGACAATACCACGCTTGACTTTACTCGTGGTCGCACCCTCAGTGAAGAGCAGGCTGAAATAGCCATCAACTTCATCTATGACAAGTCTGCCTATATCCGCATGTTCAATTCCCGCATCGTGAACAAGCTGGTTGTGCCGATTGAAGCAAAAGCCATCACCAAAAAGAACCTGATTTCCAACGAACAAAATGGTGGAACTGTTTCTGTTATTAACAGACGAATCATCCACAACTTTGGAATCAATCTTTATCTCAAGCACATTCAGTTGCAGAAAGATATTCCGCTCCAGACCGTTATTAACAACCTGTATAAGCCCGCATGGGAACAGGAAGTTATGAATGATATCGCTACTGCCTTTGCCAACGACCTGTTGCTTCTGATAGTAAACGGTGTTGACGGCGACTATTCAAGCACCGAGAACTTCTATGACCTGAACAATGGTTTTGTGAATATTCTCCAGACTGCTGACGGCAAGCATACCAACACCTACGGCACAATCACAGTTGTTGGTGACCTTGGACGATATCTTACCCCGCAAAAGGTTGACGCCACCGGCTGTACTGCCAGCAACTATACCGGAGCGAACCTGATTGCTCTTCTGCGCAAGACATATAATGCTCTTCCTACTGAGCATCGCAACAATCCAAACAATGTGTTTATGATGGCTCAGGCTGACCTTGACCTGTACATCGAGTCTCGTTCTGACATAGCGAATCCTTCTAACCCCGTCAAAGAAGATAATCTCACAAATGGCAGAACCCCCAATTTTATGGGACATCGCCTCGTTGCAATGCCGGACATGGATTCAATCAATGAAATGCACGAGTATAAGACCACTCTTCCTGGCGCAATTATTTTTGGTGACCCCAAGAATATTGACGTTGCATCAGACAAGAGTAACTATCTCAAATCGATGCAGTTCAATGCTCGTGGTTCAAACGGTGCAGTGTTTGAGTACACTTACGACATGTACATGGATGTCCAGGTTGCAAAGCCTAATACCTTCGCCATCGCATTCAAGGGCGCAAAAGTGTCTCAGCCTGTCATCGTTTCTGAGGATGGAAGCAAAGCCGGAATGGGTGGAGAGAAATCTCTGTCAACCTCAACCTATACTATTTCGGACGCCACCGCCACAACCAAATACTTCGCATGCTGTGACAACGAGAATGCAGTAATTGTAAAGTCAACTGATAATCTGGCTGGTGCATCTTACGATACCCTTGCAGAGGCTCTTGGTGCTACTGCCGCTGTTGTGATTCCTCAGAATACATCATTTACTGTTGGATCTACCAGACACGTTTATCTGCGTGCCTATCACCCCAACATGATTGCATCCGAATGCATTGACTGTAATTTCACCGTTAGTTAAGCAAGTGAAGGCTAACAATGGCTAAGAAGAAAGAAACAAACTCGGTGGTAGAGGAAAGAACAGTTTCTACCATTGAGTCAACAAAGAAAGAGAAACCTCAGAAAGAGGCGAGAATGGTCGAGATTTTTACTCGACAAGACCTGTATATCGATGGATTGAAACCGATGCTAACACACATTCGTTATGCAATTCCAGAAGATAGACTCGCTGACCTGCCTGAGAACAGCTATAAACTCATTAAATAAGAAGGTTATAGATGGCTCACACTCACAGTAATGCAATACAAACTAAAATGACAGAACTCGCGAACGTAACTGCTCAGGCGGTCTTGCGTATCACTCCGCAAATTCTGTCAAATGCTGGACGCGAAATACTGGAGAACCTTGGCGAAGATGGATATAATGCTTACATTGCTGATTTCAATGTATATGACGAAACATCTTATCCGATATTTGATGCCAAGTCATTTGATGCGCTCAGTAGTTTAGTTGTAAGTCCTGCAACATACAGTGAAAGAGCCTTGCGAAACCTGATTTATGCTGAGGCATATTTTGGATTGTATCATCTGGCTGTTGCGTTGAAGAAGCTCGTCAAGGGTTCGGTCAATGTAAAGCAGGAATCAGCCGGTCAAGCCAGCATATATGCCTCCGCATTTGATGAAGTTATCAATAACTCCGAAAATTACAGGGAACTGGCATTTAATTGTCTGTCGTTCGCTACCACAACTGATAGCAATGATGATACCGAATCAGAACTGTATTCAGATGGAACATTGGGAGTATTTACAGTATGACCAGCTCTTTTCTGTTAAAACATTCTGCGCTTATTACTGCACTTGGTACAGCATTTGCGGGGTACAGTATTTGTGCCTCTGAAATTGCCATGAACAATAGTGCCACGTTCCCTGCAATCGGACTCTTTCTTGGAATATCGTCCAACGAAAAAAGTGTTCGCTCTTATGCGCCGATAGAATATAGCTACATTTTGTGTGTCTTTGATGTCATAGATATAGATGATGCGGTTGACTATCTGGCAAAACAGCAGAGTACATTTGATTTGCTGGAAAGCATAATTAACACAATGGATTTCACCCTTGCGTCAGAAATTGAACCAGTTACATCAATAGCGCAGGGAGAGGGCTCGTTTATTACGGGCTGGACAACAGCAATTAGATTTAATGCCTAAAAGGAGAACTTAAATGGCTTTTACTTATGGAACAACCGGTATCAAGCAAAAGGACTATCGCGTCTATATTGCTCAGACTGTAAATGGTATTACTACTGCACTTGCGACCTTCGTTGGAACTCCGAACCTTCTCAACTTCAATGCCCTGATTACCGCAATGGGTGGTGCGGAAGCATGTGAGCTTGGTGAGTGTCGTGCAGATTCAATTGACCTCGGCATTGACGATGGTGACAGCATTGACGGAAACGTTCTCGGCAAGATTGTCTTGAACAAAGCCGGAAAATTCAGCGTTGAACTCATCAATACTACTGTCGAAAATATCGCGGCTCTCGAAGCTCTTGACGGTATTGCTTGTACAATCATTCTGCAAGAACGTGAAACTCATGGCGTAAATCTCAAGACCGTCATTGCCATGAACAACTTTGTTGTTTCTTATACAGAAAAGATTACCGGCGGTGATTCGATTCGTGCAACTGCCAGTATCGAGAGAAATGTTGCCTCTGCAAGCGCTTTCAGGACGATAAAAGACTACACCAACGCATAGGAGGTGGATAATGTCTATTAAATACGGAAAAGAAGGCGTCAGACAGCGCAACTATCGTGTCTATATGACGGATGGTAGTTCTGATATTGGCGATATATCTGCTAATTACATCGCAATGCTTAACCATCTTGCGTTATTTGAATATCCGGAGGCTTACGCATCTCTTGAGTCAATTCTTTCGGAGATGGTAGCAATTGGAGAAATCAGAAAAGATTCACTTAACGTCGAAGTGTCCGATAACAACTCTGTTGAATGTAATGAATCTGGAAAAATAGTAATCAGTAAATCCGGTACATTTTCCTGCGAATTGATTAACTCAACAGTTGATAATGTCGATTATGTGACGGCTCTTGATGGAACTCATCAGATTATTCTGTTGTACGAACTCACAAATCGTCAGGCTCGTATGCCTCTTGATGCAAATAATGGTGTTCAGGCTGTTATTAACGACTGTCGCGAGATTATTGTTATTGGAAATCCACTTAATACAGGTGACTATGGAAAGTTAATTTCTGTTTCTGAAAAAGATACTGGTGGCGGGATAATGGCAATAACTCTTAAAGCAGAAGATTCTGTATCAAATGCCTCTGGATTCAGAACGATTAAGGATGTTGCTTTCTCGACTCAACTTATACAGAATGGGGATGTAATAATTAGTGGAAGTCCATCTAATGAAAAAATCACGTTTACATGTGAACTAACTGTAATACATGATGGAATATTTGTTGACGTTGCAACTGACAATAAGTTTTCAAATCTTGTTGCCGGATATAACAATCAATATTTTCCAAAAAATTCGACATATCTGATAACTGGATTACTGCCGAAAACTGATTATTTCATTCGTGCATTTGGTGCGTTAAATGGTCAATACGTTACAAGCTCATCCAATGTATTGTCCGCAACAACAGCAGCACTCTAAAACATCAATAACGTCAAAAATAGTGTGGCTGGATTGACTTTCGTTAGTTCAGCCACATTTTCTAATAATACAAATCCACGGAGCCAAAAATGAAAAAAGACATCCTAACAGTGTCGCGTGTCACAAGGATACTAAATAAAATCAATCCTGACCTCCAGAATGTTGACCTGGCAAACACAATGTCATATGCTATTACACTTTCATCAATCAATAGCCAAGACTCCATAAACGAGCTTTTTGGCATCATTAAAGAAAGCCAAGATTTAGCAACTGAGCCAATCAACGTAATCAATGAGTTCCTTCTTTATGTTGGTTCTGAGCTTAACGTATATAATGCAGAGATTGAGAATCGTAAAGAGCACGCAAAAATGCTTGGGTTTTATACTGACGATACACCTGAACAGCTTGAGGAAAAGGCGAACGAAAACAAGGACATTTATATTGGTGACCAGTATATGTCATGCTATCTTTTGCTGTCGAAAAATGGTGTTTTATGCAGTGAACTAACAATTTCAGAGTCGCTTATTTTGATGGAGGATATATTGTGCCAGCAAGTAGTGTCTAATGTGCATGAGATTCTTTCAATACTTGAGTCTGACTATAAATCATTTACCGAAGACATGCGCAGGATTATTAAGCATGCAAACTTTTGTGCTTTTGCTCTTGACATTCAATCTGAGGTTGACAAAATGTATATTGACTATCAAAAGAAGAAGGAAAAATGAAGATAAGTAAGACCTACACACTCGATTTCATGAGATTTGCTTCCATGCTTGGTGGTGGATACAGCGATGAAGAAGGTGCAAATATCACTTCCGATGAAGATATTATTCGTGGGTCTATTGTACACTTCATTGAAAATGACAAGAACCTTATTTCCGAGATACATTCCCTGCTGGTAAAGAGACTCAAGTTTTCTACCGGCAAACTTTATGATTCAATCAAGCTTTCCGCAATAGATTTAAGGGCTGATAAAAGATACAAGAAATCAACGTCCACACAAATTGGAATCAGTGTTGATATAGATTCTAATGATAGAAGCTTAATAAATGCCCTTCTTGGCGAGAAAGACCTTGATGCGGACAATCCTATTCCATCACTTGATACGCTGACCAAATATGTTCGTGGCAAAAGAAAGTATTTTAATGACAACATAGATGCAATAGAAAGGCGTCATGATACTACCAGAATGTTGTTGCAGGCTCAGAAGAGACACCTTAACGAAGGTGCAATGTTTCATGTTCCAAATAAGCAGTATGAACAAAGACGTTATCAAGACCCAGTAGTTGAAATTGCACACAAGATAAGGCTGGCGATGATTGAACGTCAACGAAAGGGAAAGTCTCCAACGAAGGGTAGCGAATATGTATTTATGGGAAACTATCCACAATATAGTGGCGACAAAGAAAAATACAGCTTTAAGCCAATATACACAAAACTGTCAACTCCGCTTTTAAGTCGAAGGGTAGAGTCAACAAAAGGTGAGATTGGAAAACTGCTTGAGACTCGGTTAATTGTTTATGTTGAAAACATACTAAACAAGTATGCTCAGTTTGTTGAGGAACGTTTTGATATTTATGGTCACCCAAAAGAAGGCTCTGGAAAGCTTGCCTCAAAAATTGCCTCAAGGTTGCGAGCGAATAAATTATCAAAAGGACAATCCGGCGTAGTTGATGCCCTTTGCTTGCTTGACTTTTCTGAATCAATGGATACCGGAAAACAGATTAAGTTAATATTGGATGCCGAAAGAATTATATCAGAAAACATGGAATCAATTAAGAATAACAAAACTGTCGCGGCTAAAAGATATAGACAATACGGTGAACATATTTCTCGTGAAGTTGTTAATGCATTGATGCCAAAATATACTGATGCTGTGGAAAGAGCCAGAAAGGAAACGGTTGCTAAAATCAGGGAGGTGTCCAAGAATGTTCTTGAGATGGCTAAATTCATTCCAGATACAAGAAAAAGACGAGCAAGGAGAAGAAGATAAATGTCAAAACAGAAAATCTCAAAAGAGTTCGAGCTTGATGTAGATGTCAAGATGCTTAAAAGCCTCAAAGGTGAGTTAAATACTATAAAAAGTGCCGAAGAGGTTGCCAACAGACTTGCTGGAATAGTCGGAATACTGATTGCAGTTCAATCTTCAATAAAGAAACTACAGTCAACTGGTTCGCTTGATGCTGTTTGGAAATACGTCAAGATGGCTAATGATATTGCTGTTGAAATTGGTAAAATCAAGCCAATAAAAAACATTCCTCAAATGCCGGACGATGTTGTAAATGACCCTGAATACAAGAGAGCAAGGCGCACAGCAAAGGATAGGATAAAACGCCAGCAAAAGATTTCAGAGCGTA